ACAGCAGGGTCGAACGAAAAGTTTGGTGCCCTTATACATTTTGCCAGCTATCACTGGGGTACTATGAATACATAGTGCTAACGAGGGTAAAATCTCGTGGGAGGTAAATATGATAGGAATTTATAGAATTATAAATAAAACAAACCAAAAATCTTATGTTGGTCAAAGCGTTAATATTACATTAAGGTCGAACCAACATTTTAGAAACGCTTTTAATCAAAACACACACACTTATGAATATCCTCTTAGTAGAGCAATTAGAAAATATGGGAAAGATAATTTTGAAACAATTGTTTTGGAAGAATGTGACTTAAATACTATCACAGACCGAGAACAATATTGGATAGAATATTATAATACCATTGAAGATGGTTATAATCAGGAGCCAGCAATAGGCGCAAAAAGATATGAAGATAGTAATTTTGCTATTTTAACCAACAACGAAGTTGCTCAGATTATAGACTTATTAAAAAATACAAACTTATTAATGAGTTATATTGCTGAAGAATTTGGAGTATCTGGTTCAGCGATTGAAGATATTAATAAAGGTAGACGATGGACTCAAGATTTGGATTATCCAATTAGAAAGTCAGCAAAATCTATTGCTCATCAAGGCGAGTATCAAAATACAGCTATACTTACTTCTGAAGATGTACTATCAATTAGAAGAAGATACGAGTATGAAAGTCTTCCAGAGATATTTGAAGATTATAAAAATAAAATTTCATTTAGTGGTTTTAAAAAAGTGTGTTATGGAGTAACTTGGAAACATATTCCTTGTTATAAAAAAAGAGAAAAGATTTGGGTTTATCCTAAATAGTTTACAGCCTGTAGAGACTATCTCCTTTGTAGGAGAGTAGGATACTTATTGATACAGTATTCGAAACGATGTACTTAACACAAGTTAAGAAGAAATAGTCCAATTAACGTACAATTAACCAAGGTACGTTCGCATACGATAAATTTATTGAAACACTTATTATGACAGCAATGGATCCTGATAACTATATGTGTATTCTTATGTCTTATAAAGTTCCTCTAATGCACGGGTTGATCGACAACATGACGATTAGAGAACTTAAGTCGCAACCAACATATGATGCTGAATCTTTTGCTCGAGAATACGAAAGCAAATGGTCTGGTGCTATGAAAGGTGCGGCGTTCTCATACGAAATTATGCAGAAAATACGTAAAGTAAATAGAGCAGAATATAAAGCTGCGAAATTACAGAACGATGAATTTTATGTTATATCAGTGGATATGGCGAAGGATGGTTCCGCGCGTACTGCGGCGGTCGTGCTAAAAGTTAGACCTCGTGAATTTAACTTCCTGTATCAACAAGTAAATGCTTTCACAATTCCTTCAACTGACTACTATGTTGTTGCAAATGAATTGAAAAAAGCCGCACAAGCGTATAATGTGAAACTACTAATATATGATGCCACTGGGGTTGGAGCTTCTATTCGAGACTTCTTGAATAAAGATTCTGTTACCCCTGAGGGTGAACTTCTTCCTGGTTTGGGTATAATCAATCCTCCTGAAGAAGCTAAAAAAGACGTTATTAAACATAACGCAAAAGACACAATTTGTTTTGAAGTCAAATCAAGTGGTGTTAAAGCAAGTGAAATTAACTATATTTTCTTTAGCCGTTTAAAATCGGGTACAGTTAAATTATTAATTTCGACACACGAAATACTGAATAAACTGAAGAATAACAAGAGTTTTAATGAAGCAAAAAATGCTCGTCAAAAAGAAATTCTTAGTCCTTATCAGTTTACAGATATACTTCAAGAAGAACTCTTGAATTTAGATGTCGCTGAAATTTCTGAAAATGGTTCGTCTGTTCTGCGTGTTAAACGTAGAAACAATGCAATCCAAAAAGACTTTTTCTCAGCTATATCTTATGGTATATATGCTGTTCATAAAGAATATGAACTGGCGCATTATAAAAAGAAAGTAAAAGGTAACCGTAAAGCTTTCTTTAAATATACGGGGTAGGTGAACTATTTGAAATTAAAAGGTCAAGAAGAAAGTATAAATTTCAAAAAATACAAAGGTACACTAGATAAATTATACTCCGATGAGAGAACTTTATCACAGGTTTTAGGTGGCAGAACAGCTTACGAAAACCCGAATAAAGTCACTTCCAGAGATGAGATGACTAAGACGTTTATTGAAAACTTGGCTGACCCGACTAAGGCAGGCAAGGCTTCAGAAACATTAGTCAGTATTAACGGAATTTATGCAGAAATTATTCAATACTATAAGAACATGCCGCTGTATCGCTATACTGTTATTCCTGAAAAAGTTAAAAAACTAAGGGAGAGTGGAGCGGAACAAAAGTATGCTGACGTATATGAAACAATGATTTCTGTAGTAGATGGTATTTCACTAGAGGTGATCCTACCTAAAATTTTACAAACTGGACTCATATATGGTATAATATATATGTACATAGATAAGGACCAAAGCAGCGAAACTGTTGAGACCCTTATGTTACCAAATGCTTATTGCCGTAAAGGATTTGCTACCAACTTTGGTACCGATACGGTCTCATTCAACTTTCAATTCTTTGATGATATTAAAGCTAAGCTTAGAGCATCAAATGGAGTTAAGATTGAAGAAGATGATTTATTTGAATTATTTCCTAAAGCGTTAGTTCAACAATATAAACTCTATACAAAAAATAGAGACTTAAAATGGCAAGAACTAGACCCTAAAGTTAGTGCGGCGATATCGTTCTCACCGAACAGTATGCCACCTAAACTATACGCAAACTATGGTATCATAGATTACGAGGTCTTACGCCGCAATGAAGTAACTCGTTCAAATAATGAACTTGAAAAGATTTTAGTACATGAAATTCCTCATACAAGTGAAGGAAACTTAATGTTTGAAATCGAAGAAGCATTAGACTTACATGATTCGATGTCGCGAGCTTTATCAGGAGTTAAAGGTTTAAAACTATTAACTACTTTTGGTTCAACACAACTTATTGAATTACAAGAACAACGAGCTAAAGATAGCCAAGTCGTTCAACAAACTTTCAGTAGCATATTCCAAAGTGCTGGTATTAACCCAGAAATCTTTGTAGGTACTTCTAAAGAAGCTTTGTATAAGTCAATTCAAAAAGATGCGGCATACGTATTTGGACAATTAAATTTAGTTATAAATATCTATAATTTAGCTATTAATAACTTATATAACTTTAATCCATATCAAGCTCATATTAACTTATTACCAATTACGGTTTATGATGAAATTGATAAGGTAAAAATGTATCTTGAGTCTGCAACATTTGGCATCGGTAAACTCGAAGCTGTTGTAGCCACAGGAGTTAAACAAAAGGACATCTATGATAAGCATGTTCTTGAAAAGTATTTAGATTTAGACAATATTTTAGTACCTCTACAATCTGCGCACACGTCTTCTGGTAAAGATGAACCTGTAAAGGAAGAAGAAGAACCAAAAGATAACGGGGAGGAAACCGTGAAAGTAAACAAAGACAATGAAGAGAGTACTTAAGAGGTGGACACGAAATGGATGATATGAAAATTTCACTATCTGTGCCTGCTACAATTTATGACTTTGGAGAGACTGAAAATTTAACTAATAACAAGTATGTAACTCATGCAAAACTTAAAGTGTTTTCTGTGGGTGCTACTGGTGACAAGAGAGTGTTTACTAAGCAATTTTCTGATCAATTGTTGCAAACATTACCTAGTACTCCAGTTGTTGCATACTACGACGAAGACGAAGATGATTTTAAAGGACATCACATTGTACAATATGTATTTGGTTATGTTCCTGAAAACGCTACAATTAGCTATGTAGATGAAGTCTTAGAGGGTAATAAAGTTACCTTTGCTGTAACAGATGTATTACTGTTTACTGGACGACAAGACAATATCGGCGCGATTGCTAGTAAAATCATTGGGCACTCTCATTCCCTAGAACTAGACCCCAAAACAGCTAAGTACCAAGTAGTACGCAGTAATGGTAAAATTGAATCTGTAACTTTTAAAGAAGGAAGTTTTATAGGTTTAAGTGTTTTAGGTAGTAATGAAAAGCCAGCCTTTGTTGGTTCTGCCTTCTTTACAGAAGGATCTGAACTAGATCTTTTCATAAATTCTTTTAAAGAATTTAAAGAAGAAGTTGAATTATATAAGTCTGGAGGAGAAACAATGGATAAAGAAAATAATCTTCCAAACCCAAAAAGTTATCAAGAATTCAAAAGCAGCAGTTTAATGGAAAAAATTGAAAGCGTGACTAAAGCGCTTTACAATCAAGGTTATTATGGATATTTTGTTGATGCCGTTGAAGAAAACTATATATTCCGTGTATACATGGAAGACGGAGTTAACTTCTATCGTATCAAACAAGTAGATGGGGCTATTACTTCTATGGAAGTTGTTTACCCTAGATATTTGACGGAAGCAGAAATTAATAATCTTGAAGAACCAAATTTTACAGAAAGTACAACTATGGAAACTGTAGAAGAAACTGTCACAGAAATGGAAAATGTAATTGAGGAAGTAGAGACTACAGAAGTAGTTCAAGCAACTGAAACTACAACTGAAGAACCTGTAGCTGAAGAAACTGAAACTTTTGAAGAAGTTACTGAGACTGTTGAAGAAACAGTTGAAGAAAACTTAGATACTCATATTGTTGTAGAGGCGCAAGTTCTCGAAGGATTGGAAGATGACAGAGAAACAACAAAACAAGAAGAAGGTCAAGGCACGCAAGCAGCCTACGTTACCGCACTTGATGATGCGGAAAGACAAGAACTTAACGAATATCGTAAAAAAGCAAAATTCGAATTAATTGATTCATATGAGGAAGTTGATGAACAAACTCGCGCAGAATTTAAGGTTAAACACCTTGAATTTAGTATTGATCAATTAGATAAGGAATTAGCATATGCACTGGTTACTTCCCAACGCCAGAATAAAAAAGTTGGAGTAAAAGTCTTTTCATTGATAAATGAACCTGCACAGCCTAAGACTGTTGTAGATTATATCAATGAATTTAAAGACAAGAAATAATGAGGTGAAAATCAATGAATTTTATTAATCAGCTTTCAAAACATAAAATCGTTGAAGTTAACAGACTTACTGGTTTGCTAAGTGGACATATGGTTGCGCAAGCTCCATACCGCACAACAGCTAAGACTTTTGATAACGGCGCGATTATGTTCCTAGATGATGTTGCAGAGCTTGTATTAGGCAATGACGCAGCAGCACAAAAGAAACAACCTTTCCTACACTATACTGAAGAACTATTAACTGGTCCAGTAAGTGGTTTGGAATACTTCACTGTCGATGTTGTAGGTTCAGATGGAGTGTCAGTGGAAGGCGTATGCTATCCACGTGCAATCGCACTTTATGAAGGAGACCAATTCACAACCAACAATATCGCTGGTACAATTCCTGCGGCTAACGTAAAGAAATTTGCATGGTTAGTTGCCGGTGTATTGACTATTGCAAATGCTAAACCTGCGACAACATACGAAGGACCATTGTTCGTAGTAGAAAAGGACACTCTACCAGCTGGACAACCTGCTGTTCGTTTGACTTTGGTCAACAAGCACTTAGTTGTAGCTTAATTGAGGTAATATAAATGGAAAAACAAGTACTAAAACAATTATTAGTAGCTGCTGCTCGTCCTAGCGCATCTATTAATTTCGCAGACGCTCAATCTGCAGCAAAAAACGCTTTAATTGAGCACTTCGGTATTGCTGATGTATCTCTTAGAGATCTTCGCAAATATCGTAACGATATCTTCGCAATTATCGAAGAAGTAATCGAAGAAGTCCTTCCTGTTGAATTGGAAAGCCGCGTTGGTCAATTTGCTGAAATCAAAAGTTTCGGTCGTGACGAAGCAGTAAAATTCACAATCAAAGGCTTAGGTAAAAACCGTATCATCCGTAGCATCGTAAAGGGTGCTCGTGGTGGCTTGTACCGTGCACGTCGTCTTGACGATCGTGATTTCATGGTAACAACCGAAGTATGGACAGTTGGTTACCAAATCACTTTAGAAGAATTGTTAAGCGGACGCCGTACAGTTTCTGAATTAGTAGACTTAATCGCAAAAGGTTTCGTTGAATTAATTTATGTAGAAGTTGTTAAGGCTTTACGTGCAGCATATGGTTCAGCACCTGCTGCTAACACTCACAGTGCTAGTGGTATCCAGGAAGCAGAACTTCAAAACATCATTCGCGTTATCAAACAATACGGCAATCCTATCATCATTGGTTTTGAGTCAGAAACTCAAAAATTATTAAATGTTGCAGGTGCTGTAAGTGCTTATAACCCAAATATCGCTGCGGCAGATCTTGACGAAATCCGTAATAAGGGTCAAGTTTCTATCTATCGTGGAACACCTATCCTTAATATCCCTAACTACTTCATGGACGAAAGTAATGAAGAATGGATGTTCAAGGAAGGAGATTTATTCATTCTCCCTGTTAATGAAAAACCTGTTAAGGTTGCTATGCATGGGGATATGTACACCGCTGAAGTTGCACAACCTCATGGTGGTATGGAATGGAGTGCTCACCGTTTAATGGGTATCGGTATTCTATTCTACAATAATATTGGTATCTATCGTGATTCTGCCAATACTATTGGTTTATATTAAGAATTAAATAGTCATATATTTAGGGGAGGATAAACTCCTCCCCTTTCTATATTATTTACAAGGAGGATTTTATGGCTATATTGAGAACTATTAATTTAAGAAAACTATCGGAAGGCGGAGTTAGTTTGTTTCTACAGGATGTAGAAGGAGTATTACCGTCTAAGTGGTTTACTATGAATCAAAGACTGCCTAAAGTTCCAGTACCTATTAACTATGCGTTATCTATTTTCTTAGATGCTACACTACAAAGAATGTTAGAACAAAACTTATTTGAAATTGTAGAAGCCGAAGAATTAAAGAAAGCAGCAGTAGAAAAAGGTCTTATCGCAGAAGATAATGCAGAAGACCCTGTTGTGTTGGAAATTTCAACACCTAAGCGTTCTGCTGAAATTCTTTTAGCAATTTTGAAAGCTGGTAACGAAACTAAGATTAAAGAATTATTTGAATCTGCGGACAAAGTTCGTGCGTTCGATATTGCTAAGAACAACGCAAAAACATTGTCTACTGGCACAGTATCTTTAATCGAAGAAATTGTAGGTATGGCAATTACGGAAGAATAGTTGAATGGTTTCGTTTGAAACCCTATACAATCTATTTTTAAGTTCTATCTCAAGCTATACACTCGCTCAATTAACAGATGAAGAAGTTCAAGCAGAATTATTTAATCTAGCTGTGCGTGCTATTGCAAAATTCAAGTTTCCTAAAGTTCCACTAACCTATACACTTAATGAAACTGATTACCAATATTATTTTGATAATGAAATTGGTTTTCGAGAACTTGAAGTATTATTATCTCATATGAAAGTTGCGTGGATTGAATTCCAAATTTCGAAAGAAGAAAGATTAACAAACCAATACTACGACTCGAATGTGCGAACATTCTCTATGGGTAATATTATTGCACAGTTAAATCGTATGTATGAAAACTTTTATAGTGCGGCGAAACAAGCCGAATATAACTATAGCAGGGTTTCTGCTACAGGAAAACCACGTATTGGGGATATAAATGAGTGATGATTACATCGGTCGTTTTCGAAAGAAAGTTGCCGGGGAAGTTAAAGCTTCAGCACAAATAAGCGATTTTATTCAGCAATCTACTTCAAAACTCGATATCTATTTGAATGAAGCAACTAAAGCCATACCAGTTGTTTTTATCAATAATGATAAAGAGCGCGGAAATGAGTCTATATTGTATAGCTACCATACAGATGGTATCAAAGTTGGCGACTATATTAACGCATTAGGCGATGACCATTTAGTATACAAGGAAATTAAAAATATTAAGAGAGAGAACTTCATAGATTCGTTTAATACTATTCTATGTAATGTATTATTTCAATTTAATAACTCCCAGGTAAAAGCTTACTTTAAGGGGTCATTAAGATCAGCTTATTCTGAAGAAGAAAACTTACTCGATAATTTCGGTGTAACATCAACTGCAGAAGCTTTCATTATGGTACCTACTTCAGTAGGTATCAAACCTAACAAAATTATAACAATAGACGACAAAGATTGGCGAACATTATTCGACGATAACACAACAAATAAAGGCATTTCTTACATCGCTTTAGAGCAATATTTTGCTCCTAATTTAGACAAAATGTCCGTTAATGAAACAGTTGTACCGACGCCGCAACCTGACACGTCTATTTACTTAATCGCAGGTAAAGAGTACACATTCGATACTGAGAATGGTTATTTCGTTACCGACAAAAAAGTTAATATACTTAATCGTACAATTAACGCTGTAACATTTACTGTTCCTTTTGGTACAGAAGTTATTACAATACAAACAAAAATCAATTCAGTTACAGAGCCTAAAGAGTATGAAGTGAGGAACTAAAGATGTTTAAAAATTTAGAATTTCTATTTTATCAAATTAGAACTACATTATTAAATTCTACCGATTTGAAAAAATTGGTTTTTCACAATACTAAAAACGCTCTAGAAAGACCAGAGCCAACTTATGATGAAGTGTTGCCTTATGTATATATTAAACCTATTATATATGTGTATGACGACTCTCCTGAAAAAGGTATTAGCTCTTTTATTTCAATAGGGGTTATTGAAACCCAAGTGCTAGAAGGTTCTACTGAATCTAGTCTCAAAGTATCGGTGGCATGCCATAGAGACGTTTGGGAGTTGGATGATAGTAGAGTAAGACCATTAGCTATTCTTTCTGAAATTGAAAAACAAATTAACAACAAAAAATTTGGTCCTGCCGGGCAATTAGAATTACGTATCGTCAAAGAGGTTTACTACAGTAATGACTTAGTGGGCTTTGCGGCGTTATTTGACATTATCGACGAAACAGGAGATACTGTCAATGAATTTTAGAACTAATTTTGGAAAATTAGCTCTACTCGGTAATGTACCAATTAAGATTTATTTTCCTAGTAAAACGGTTGAGTTTGTTCCTCCAAACATCACCACATATTTATTAGACGAGAATTTTCTTTCCTTTCTATATTTTATAAAACTAACCCCTCAAAGCTTCAAAGAATTGGTTCAACAACCAGAATTTGTAGTGGAGAACAAGTATGAGGTTTTTCTTACCTACTTAAAAACAGGGGTTGGCGTACAAGACACTTTGAATTATTTTAAACAAATATTTCCTAATTTAGAATATAAAGCTTCTCAATTTTATTGCGGCGAAAGCCAATTAAATTTTGAAGAGTATGATATTTTACTAAGAATGTTAAGTATAAGTTGTGGCGAAGAAGAGATAGACCCATTTTTAAAAAATGTGGAAATGTCCGCGCAAGAGCCAAAAGAACTTTCTCCTGCTGAAAAACGCATGAAAGAAGTTCAAGACAAACTAAAAGCTGTCAAAGAAAAAGGTAAGAAAAAGAATACTAAAGAAGAAAAAGATTCTAAAAGCTCAACTATAACGATTGATCAGATAGTTATAGGAATTCTTTACGAATTTCCGAGCTTAAAATTAGATGATATATACAAAATGAATATGTTTACACTATTATCCTTTTGGAAATACGTTTCTAAGGTAGTAGATAACCAAATTCAGATTGTGGCCGCAGGTAACGGTCATGTAAAAGAATTTACCTATTTTATAAATTGAGGTGAAAATTAAATGGCAATTAATGCTTTATTACAACACGAAATTGATCGTTTCGGGGTTATCACCGTTATGGATGTTACACTTTTTGAAAAATTGACTAACAAACCAGTACTATTTTTAGATACTTTAAAAATGTCTAATATTTCTTCTGAAGCTCAAGAAAAGAATGTAACAGGCGGTAAGTACGCCGACCTATTGTTAACTTATAACTTTGGTCGTAGCGTAAGTATTGAATTCCAAGATGCTTTGTTATCTATGGCTTCAATGCAAGAAATTTGGGGCGCAACAGTCTCAAAGACAGACATCAAGTTCCACGACAAGATGTTAGATGTAGCTTATAGCACTGGTGTTGCTTTAGGTGCAGATGTTGTTTTAGCTGATGTTTCATATGTATACAACCGTAATACTAAATTAGACTGGTACTATTACCTTTACAGCTGGCGCAGCAGCAACCGATAAGTTAGACATCTACTTCATGAATGCAGTACCTGTTGACGCAAACTATACTCCAATGGAAGCTATTTTACGTTCAAGTTCTTTCCCTAAAACTGTTAAGTTAGTGGGCCGTACATTTATTATGGAACAAAGAACTGGTCAAATGGTTGAAATTGAAGTTGAAATTCCTAAGTTGAAACTTGCTTCTAACTTCACATTGACTATGGATGCTGAAGGAGATGCTTCTGTATTCGACTTCTCTGGAATGGCTCTTATCGACGGAGCAGAAAAGGATATCTTTAAAGTTCGTACTTTAGGATACTCAGACGTAGTTAACGCTTAGTTCTCTAGGGGAACCCGACTAGGGTTCCCCTTTTTCTCAATTAGGAGGTTTATATGAATAAATATAGTTTTATAGGTAGTGGAAATATTTTAATCAAGGCTGGAGTTGCGGCGAAATATGGTAGTCGGTGAGCCTATTGCCTATTTTACAGACGTATCAATTGAAGTTATTTTCTCTAATGCGGATAAAATAGCAAATCAAGGGATTAGTAATTTAACCAGTGACTCAAAAGCAGAACCTTCTATTTTGCGAGTTGAAAATGTTAAGACTACAGAGTCTTTACAATCACTGTTATATAAAAAACAAGTCAATAATACAAAACATAAAACAGAAGTTAAGAAATTAGTTTCTGAATCAGGCGTTATGTTTTTACCTTTATCAACTGAAGATGTATTATTGCAACCGATCTTTATTTATGATGAAAATCAAACTAGAGTAACTGGTTATAATGTCGCCGCGGATAATAGCATTTTAGGGTTAGGGGACAGTACTTA